ATAGGTGTTGCGGTAACAAACACGGCACTTATATCTACCGCTCCAAAAAGAATTTTGCCTAGACAATCCAGAGTACCACAATTGCCTTCATATGTGACCAATGCATTAATCAGTCAACAGGCCATGATGAATTCGTCATTGTCTCTGGCCGAAAAAATAAAATATGGGGTATTACCAGGACCAACCGGGGTTACCCTGCAACAATTAAGTGCTCCTGGGCAATCTATTAAACCAGGCGCTGGCCAGTTTTTACAGCAATTGCAGCAACAAGCACCCGGGTTAAATTTCGACAAGTTGGCAAGTAACACGGTTCTTACTGGAAATTTTGGAGTAACTACACCACAAAATCTTATTAAGAATGTAACTGCGCAGCTGGGCGCAACCACTAATTCCTTTGTTAGCTCTACCATTGGGTTGGCAAAAAATAACATTATTAAGGGAATAGAATCACCTACACAGGTTGCTGGTGTGATACTTGCTGGAGCCACCCTGGGTGTTAAAAAGGTAACAGAAATACTAAATGCTCCGGCTGCAATTGCAGCGAAAGTAACTGACACCGTAAATAACTTTGGAAAATTAGTATCAGGTGGTAATTTCGCAGCAAGCTTGGCGGACAAAGTGTCAAGTGGATTTACTGGACTTACTTCAAGTATCAATGGATTGGCTAGTGGGCTGACCAGTGGGTTAACCAATAGCATTAGTGGTATCACATCTGGGTTAACTGCCGGCCTAGGAGGGTTAACTAGTAACATATCTGGTGCATTGGGAGGTTTAACCGGTGCATTTGGAGGCATTGCCGGTGCATTGGGTGGATTATTCGGCGGTGGAAGCAAAAGGACGGTGCAAATACCATCTGTTCCTTTATTGAAATCATTTATACCTGGTTTAGTAGGACAAGCACAGCAAGCATATCAAATAGCAGAAACTTCTTTTGGCAAATTATCAGCTAATAAACCAAATGCACTGGGAGGCGCGAAGTTAACGACAGAAGCTGATCTAGCTTCTAACTCTTTGAGACTGATAAGACAAATAGACAACGCCAGGGAAGATTTGACTAACGCGGAATCAGAATTATTGCAAGCTAGTCGGGCATATAGAGTAGAAGAATCAGCAGAAACATATGAGTCTTTATTATCAGCGCAAAGTGCACGAGCCAGCGCCGTACAAAAATTATCTCAACTTGAAAAAACAATAAACACAGTAGGACAAAATTCAACAGCAGTTAGTGCACAGGTAGCAACCACGGTAACAAATGCCGCTGCCAGTGGCCTAATAGATAGTCCCAATACAAAAAATTCAGGCATAAACAGTTTACCAGGTGGAATTGCTGCCTTCACGGCACAAGTAACAGGAGCGTCAACTAATATAATTAACTCATTCAAGGGTTTAGCGGACAAGATATCAACCACTGCAAACACGGTAGTTGATGTTATCAAGGATCCATCTAAATTGGTAGGCAACCTTCTTGGAAATGTTCAATCCAAATTAGGAACTCTGGTATCAGGTCCCATAGGAGTTGTCAACTCGATAAAAGATAAATTATCAGGGTTCATGGGCGGCATAAGCAGTACATTAAGTAGTCTAGGAAGCGCGCCGGGGCAAATAAAAGCTGCTATACTGGCGACAAATACCTTTGATGCTGGTCCAACTGTTACTGCCAAAGTAGGATCAGTTCTTAATGATACTAGAATTCCAGTGCCCGTCTTTGAAGAGACTCCTAATGTAAAAGTCGATAATGCTACACAGGAGCAACAATACACTGCTCAGATACAATTAGAAAATTTATACGCCGAGCGTGAGCTATTATCCTATAATTTGAGTGTTAAGACCATCGAATACAGCGAAACACAACAGGCGTCGTTATTATCTGGAATATCAGCACTGACTAAACAAATTTCAGAAATTGATATTAAAATAGTAGCTGCACAGGCAAACTATGACAGAATTGTCAATAATAAATAGTTGAGATAGGAAACAAAAATGCCAACATACGTGGGATTTTCTACCATAAATGAATATCAACAGAAGAATCTAATTCGTCCTGGTGCTGACGGAGGAGTTGGTGGCATTTTAAATGCGCCTAGATTAGGCAAGAAGTACAGATTAGTTGACGAGCAACTGGTATTAAGAGATTTTATGAACGCCTTTGGCATACGTCAGGGAGATAAAGTCGGCCAGCCAGGATACGGTACCACTCTATGGAATTATGTTTTTGATCCAAATACACCGGACTTACGCGATCAAATAGAGAATGAAGTTCGCAGAGTGGCCAGTTCTGACCCGCGATTGATAATAAACACCATAGATGTGTATAGTCAAGAAAACGGAGTGCTGATAGAAATGGAAATAGCTATAACACCGTTTAATAATGCAACACAGGTTGGATTTTTTCTTAATAGATTTGACGGATCAATAAAACAATTAGCACAGTAATAGTCCACTATGGGCTTTTTGTCATGATAAATACATTTATCAAGGATCAAATCTCATGGCCACAAGTAGTAGACAAAGTGCATTGTTCGGAGTGCAGGACTGGACAAGAATATATCAAACATACAGAGAAGCCGATTTCCAAAGCTATGATTATGAAACCCTGCGCAAAAGTTTCATAGATTATTTAACTCAATATTACCCAGAAACCTATAACGACTGGATTGAATCCAGTGAGTTTGTTGCTCTGTTGGATGTTATAGCATTTATGGGACAAGGACTGGCTTTTCGTAGCGATCTTAATGCCAGGGAAAATTTCATAGACACTGCTGAGCGCAGAGACAGTGTTGTGAAACTTGCTAATCTTGTTAGTTATACTCCGAAGCGAAATACATCTGGACAAGGATTTATCAAAGTTACCGCTATCAGTACTACAGAGGACATTCTTGACATCAATGGCGTAAATTTGAGTAACAGCACTGTGCTTTGGAACGACCCTGCTAATCCAAATTGGCAAGAACAATTTAATACTATAATCAATACTACACTTGTTAATAGTCAACGAATAGGCAGACCAGGCAATTCTCAATCAATTCTTGGCGTAAGAACAGATGAGTACACTATGAATATTCCAGCTGGTCAACTGCCAGTTGTGCCGTATACAACCGAAGTAGACAGTATAAACATGAACTTCGAATTAGTAAGTGCTACCAGTCTAGACAGTGATTCAATATATGAACTGCCACCTGCACCAAGTAGTCAATTTAACTTGTTATATAGAAACGACAAACTTGGATACGGCAGCGCTAATACTGGATTTTTCTTCTATTTCAAACAAGGAACACTTCAAAATTACACGTTTAATTTTCCTGAAAAAATAGAAAACAATTTCCAGGAAATTGATATTGATGGAGTTAATAATACTGACACATGGTTATATCAATTGTCGTCAAATGGCGCAATTCAATCACGCTGGAATTTAACCGATAATATTTTCATCAATGCTGATTTGCAGGGAACCAGCTCAAGAAAAATATTCAGTGTAACCAGCCGTGCCAATGATCAGGTTACTTACGTATTCGGTGATGGAGTATTCGGGGAAATACCAGTAGGACCATTTGTTGCTTACCTACGTAGTAGTAATTCGTTGACATACAGTATTAGTCCATCTGAGATGAACGGCATAGTTGTTAACATCGAGTATGTAAGTAGGCAAAATCGTGTTGAAATGCTAACTGTTACATTAAGCCTACAAACTACTGTAAATAACGCACTACAACGAGAAAGTATAGCACAAATAAAGCAACGTGCGCCAGCGAGATACTATTCACAAAACAGAATGGTAAATGGTGAAGACTACACCAATTTTCCATATACGCTGTACAATAGTATTGTAAAGAGCAAAGCTATAAATCGCACCAGTATAGGAGTAAGTAGAAATCAGGACCTATTAGATCCAACAGGAAAATATAGCAGCACAAATGTCTTTGGTGATGATGGTTCACTGTATGTATTTCCGCCAGCACAAGACACAGTTACAACAACATTTTCTACCTTGAGTAGTAATACTGCGGTTGAATTCCTCAGCCAAACTCTGCCTGTTTTCCTATCAACTCCAGAGGTTATACAGTATTATTATGCTAATTTCCCTCGATACTCTGGGTATTATGCAAGTTCAGTATCAGTTGACAACAAGTGCTATTGGAAAAAGTTATCAGTAAACAATAATCGAGTAACTGGTTATTTTTACATAATAGCATCTGGAAGCACAGAAATACCAGTATCTCTCGGTATCTACAGTACTGA